GATATAGCGCCCGCCGCAGTATGTGGACAGATCCAGCAGCAGCGCATGTGAAATGCGTTCTGCTTCTGCTGGTTTATATCCCATCCGTTTCAGTGTGCCCCCATACATGTCAATCAGGGCCACAAGATCGCGCGGCCATTTTCGCCGCGCATCGTCTGAAATATCCGGCAAGTGTTCCAGCAGGGATTCCGACAGCTCATCGTCTCCGAACAGTTCGTGATTTTCTTCGTGAGTCCCCGCCATTGTTGCCCCCTTTACCAGTTGGTATCAGTGAGCCGCTGATGTGCAGCAGCGGCGCTGCTGTATCCTGTTGCGGCTGTTTGTTGCGGTGTGTAGCGCACGCCACGGGCGCGCACGCTGGTCAGAACTTTCTGCAGGTAATTATGATTTTTCAGTGGCCTTACTTCACCTTGCGCGCGCTGCTGCTGCAGCTGTTCGACGGTTTCCTGCAGTGCTGGTGTCAGCCACTGCACAGATTCAATCGCCAGCGTTTCGTTTATCAGTTTAAGGGCGCGATCCATAGCCAGATCCCTTTGAGCGGCGCGGAATAAACCAATGTACGATACCAGGGCAGATCCTGTGGCTGTATCCAGGCTGGCAATTCTGGCCATGACTTCGCGTCCGGCTTCATCCTGCACCAGGTTTTCCAGTCCGATCCGGTTGTGACAGACCGGGCATCTGTTCAGCTGCATTGCTCTGTTCCCAAAATATAGCCCAGCGGGCGCAGGTGTTTACGATTGCCGGTATAGTGCGGCTGCGGTTCCAGATCCAGATTAGGTTCGGAAAAAATCGCGTGCCATGTAATGACGCCATGATCCAGCAGGGCTTGAATGACTTCTGTCTGGCTCATGCAGTTGCCTTGCAGCTCTAATGCCTGCTGCGCATCAGATATGGTTTTTAAATCAGCGTTTAGCGCGGATTTAAATACCCGGTCACGCCATTGCTTCAGGCTTTCCAGGATCTGGTTGCACGCGCGGTGATTATCCAGCCAGTTCAGCGCTTCCAGTGGTTCTTCTTTGTTGCGCAACAGCTGCCCCTGAACCCAGTGCAGCAGGGCAGTATCGCTGCCGTCATCAATGTGGCCACACTGGTGCATGGTGATCCAGATCGCGCGCAGCTTATCAATGCGGGTCTTTGTTACATTGGTGCGGCTTTTGGGTGATCGTGTGCGAACTTTAAAGCCCCGGTCTTTCATAGCTTTAACAACCTGGTGCAGTTGATTGAATGACATTTCACTGCAGCTGTCTTTGCCAGATGCCCCGCGCAGTAATGCGCGGTAGGTATCATCATCAAGGCCCAGCTGCTTTTTGCCGATATGAATCTGGGCAATCAGTTTCGTTGTGTTGCTCATTCTGTTTCATCCTCCGCACTCTTGAACCGCTCTGAGATTAGTTCAATACCCTGCAGTTTCTTAAACTGCCTGACTAGTGACTTTGCCGTGGTAAAGGTTGGATAAAAGTATTCAATGCGATCATCCAGACCAGGCCACGCCTTTTTTGCTCCGCGCTTCCCGTAGATCTTTATAATCTTTTGCTTAAATGCTTCTTTGTGTTTTGCCTGGCTTCTTTTTCGCCAGACTTTCTTAACGATATCCGGCGAATCACCGCTGATTCCAGAATGTTTAAGCTCCACAAGTCCGTTGATAAAGACGACCAGGGCTGTTCTGGATTCAGATACAAAGCCCCGCTTTACAGAAATATTATGGCCATCCAGTTTGAATCTGACCGGGGTAAATCCACTGCGCAGGTGTTCTTCGATATCCTGCCATTGATCGTTATTGATCGGCATTATGATCCCCTTTGGTAATTTCGCGCTTTTTATAGGTTACGATTTTCGGGCGGATAAGCCGCCCGGCTTTTCGCAGATCTGCGGCGCGCTGTTGCACTGCGATATCTGTGCGCGCCAATGCCAGCGCCACCGCCTGAACGCCATCGCTGTAATAATGCTGAATCAGGTATTTTTCTTCGCTGGTTGTCCATGCGCAGCCATGACTTCCGTGCAGCTCATGGTTGAATTTTAAATATCCGGTGGATGTAAACTTATAAGTCATCACACACCTGCCAGATCCAGCGGAATGAGCTGATATTTATCAGTATCCTGAATGCGTTTATAAAAGCGGATGTAAACAGTTGATCCCATCACGTCGATTGATTCTTTCAGCGCTTCCACAGCTTTAAGCCAGTCAGGATCGTTGATATCCAGACGCATCAGGCCCAGCAGCTCGCCCGTTTTCATTTGCCCGCTGCGGTTGGTTCTGAATGCCCGATCAACCAGCGCCTGTACTTTTGTGTCTGCAGTTTCTGTCCAGCGATCCAGACAGATTGCGAACAGTTCCTGGGCGGCTTTCACTTCTTCAGTGAAGCGGATCCGGTCAGCGTATGTGCGCTGAATGCGGTATTCACCGTCATAGCTGGTCATGGTTATGCCGCCTTTCTTTCCGGCCATATCCACTTCCCAGCGATCAGCAGCAATCTGGATGACATCCTGCATGTCTGCCAGCGCTTTTTTCTTCAGCGCTTCCAGTCGTTTGCTGATTTCAATCGCCTCTGTTGTTAATGCGATCACTGTCATGTCGCGCAGCTTGTCCTGATCACGCACCTGGGATTCTGGCACCAGATGGCCCTGACTGTTTTTCATAAAGCCTTCAGGAATCATTGTTACTGTGTTCATTTTTCACCTCTTGTCTCGGTTGCACTTAGCAGGATTTCTCTGCAGCGCTCTGATTTCTTTCTGCTGATCTTGCGTGTGGCGGTGCAGGTCGTCGGCGTCATATACGCTGTGATCCGTACCGGGCCGCATTTTGGGCAAATGCCAATAAAGGTTTTCATGGTGGCCCTCTGACTTTGATTGCCTGGTTAAAATCAATCACGCCGCCGCTTTCAGGCTGCTGGCTTTGGCGGTCTGCTTTTCTGTGTTGCGGGTGATAAAAGACAGCAGGTTCTGCCCCCAGCTGCCGCGCGCTTTTGAGTGGCTGCTTTCTGCTTTAGTTGGCAGTTCGGATAATGACCGGATGCACAGCACGATCAGGATCTGGAATATCATCAGGGCCAGTGCCTGCATGGCGATGGCTGCCAGCGCCTGCCATGGCATTGCAGTCACGTTTGATTGATCGGCATAAAGATCACTTAAAGCTGCATTAACGCGATTTAAATCGCGGTTTGCTTCGTCAATCCGCTGCGCCCATCCCACACGGCTTTCAGAGTTGGCGTTGTACGTGGCCAGATTTGACGTGATCTGTGCGCGCTCTGTTATCAGCTGCTGTTCACGTTTTGCATTCAGATCCGGCTGTGTGATTGCCTGCTGATATTGCTGGATCGCTGGCGCACTGACTTCATACAGTGGGCCACACAAAACCAGCGTGCTGGCGATCAGCGCCAGAATGTTTTTAGGCAGACTGCGCTGGCTCCACAGCCACAGTGCTGCACCTTCCAGCATGACTGACCAAAGAACACCGTATTCCCCGGCATAGCGGGTCCAGAATTCAATCGCGTGAATCTGCATGATGATCACGCCGCCGATCAGCAGCACTGCGGCTGGTAATTTCTTTAAAGTGATATTCATGCTGCACCGTCCTGAGTTTCTTTAACGTCTTTGATTATTTTTGTTTCCCATTCCAGCACACAGCCACACAGCAGAGCGCGCACGGATCTGATGCCACGGTGTGTGTGGGATGATATCGGGCGGGTGTCTTCAATCTGGCTGGCGTCTTCACATGCGATGTATCCCCGGCCATTTACGACAGTGATAGACGTAACCGCGACGCCCGCATTAAACAGGCTTTGCATGGCATCAGTGGCCGCTGATAATCCGCAGATCATCTGATAGTTGCTCTGGTTGATTGTTATTTGCTTCATGCGCTTTTCTCCTGATTGTGATCGGCGTTCACACAGTTACCGTTGCAGGCTTTATAAAGTGCCAAGCGCAGCGGGTTGTGCAGTGATACTTTCCGACGCTGATTCTGCAGGCACTTATTCACTGCCAGTTCATTCAGTACCGGACACATAACGGTATCCCCCATGTATGCGCCACGCACACGACGTTCCAGCTTTTTAATGTCACCCTTATAGATACCATTCAGCGCCTGGCTGATCATGGCTGTGCTGACATTCAGTTCACCAGCGACAATGCGCTGGCTTTTTTCTTCACATTCCTGGCGCAACACTGTCAGCCATTTTTCTTCGTCCATATTGATCAGATTAATTCTGTTCATGGCTGCGCTCTCCGCTGAAAATTTGATTTCTTTGCATTCCGTTCCCAGCGGTTCGCCTTCATTGGTTCATCTACGCGCCCGGTCATTGCGGTGATCTTCTGGCGCAGGCGCTTTAATGCTGTCTTTCTGCATTCATCCGGGTTGTTGATAAACTGAATCAGGGTGATGCCGTAAAGTGATAGCCCCAGCCGGATGAATTCATCTGCCATCACTTCCAGTTGTTCGTCTGAAATCATCATTCGTTAGGCTCCTTTTTTGGCCAGACAATTTCTTTCAGGTTACGGTCATAGACCTGGTTCACTTTTCTTACAGCCGGTGGCTTTGGCCCGGTATTTTTAACTAAACGGTATTTAATGCGTTCAGATGTCTGGCCGCTTTTGGGCAGGGTTTTGATATATCCGGCAGTTCGCAGATCTTTAACGTAATCTTTTGCTGTCAGTTCACTGACCGTCACACCATTTGCTGATGCAGTCAGCACCAGTTCCAGAATGTCAAAGGTTTTCAGCATCCGCATACTGCGCCACAGGTTTTCGTATTTTGTGCCTGCGGTTGCGCGGGTACCGTCTTTGCGCAGGCGCGGCGCTTCTGCGCCGCAGTCCTTAACCAGTTCGTAAATGTTCGCGCGGTGCTTTCCTTCCCCGGTGATCTTAATGAATCCGGCTTTGTGCAATGCGCGCACATAGGCTTTAACAGTCCAGTCATTGATTCCCCATGTGGATGTTTTGCCAATGTGAATAATCAAACTGTTGTTAGTGAATCGTTTAACAGCCCGCACTGATTTCCAGATGGCCTCATAACCAAGGTTGTGATAATCAGGGTGTGCAAGGTTTTTTCCGTCCAGGCAGTTACTCATGCGGCGCGCCCCTTTGGTGCTTTACCTGTGAAGAATGGCGCTTTGTAGTTGGCCATTGTTACTGTGTCGGTGCCTTCACTTCCGGCAAAGTTGCGGATTGAATCTAAATTCACGACCACGCGACGGGTTACGCCCTGGGTAGCGGTGTGCAGATTCTCCAGCAGCTGTGGGTCGATATTGACGCCCGGTGCATAGATACCAGCCAGCTCTGTTACGTCTGCCAGATCGCACGGCTGTGCTGGTGCCCATTCCAGAATCCGGTTATGGATCTTTTCGTAATACGCCAGTTTCTGCGGCAGGCGTTCTTCACCGATCAGCATGATTGGTGCGTTTGATCCCTCATACAGATCCATGATCATCAGCACGCGGTTTTTGTCGGCAAGGTGGTCTGCTTCGTCAATGATTAACGGGCGACCTGACGCGGCCAGTTCTTCACAGACCTGATCCATTAATCCAGAAATGGTTTTTGCTGGCTCCAGTGACATATCGTGCGCAATGGCTTCCAGAAACGCTTTGCGTGTCCAGGTGCTTTTGCACTGGATAAAGTACGCGTCAAAGCGGTTGGCCGCGTAGGCGGCAGCAATGGATTTGCCAAGGCCAGAACGCCCGTAAAAGACAACCAGACCAGGCAGGCTGTATGAGCGGTTCATAGCTCTGTCTAGTGTCTGTACGCACAGTGCCACGTTCGTGGTTCCTGCAATGCTGTGATTTGTCATATAATGTTCTCCAATGATCCTTTGCCTGCTATGCAGGCTTTTTTTTTACAGCTGATGTGTTGCTTTTCGCATTTCTGTCAGCATTTTTGCGGCGTTGAATTCGTTACTCTGACGCCAGATAGTTGCCCATTTACTTTCTTCTTCCGTCGCTGTTCCCTCCTGTATCTTTTGTTCAATCGTCAGCCAGAACTGATAGCGTGCAGCCATGTTTGCTGGCACGTTTAAGCCCCGGTTAAAGTCCGGTTTAACCACTTGGGCTGATTGCTTGGGTGCTGCAATGCTTTCCCCAGCGTCTGGTTTCTTAAACCAGGCGGGCAGGTTTGTTTCGTCGCCTTTCACCGCTGACGCTGCTGCAGACAGGCCGGTGCTTGTGTGTTCCTTTTCAGGGCGTGGGAATGGGGTTACTTTCTCGGCACGGGCTTGCGCGGCCCGGTGTTCCAGGATCTGTTTTGCAACATCACGTTCTTTGACTGCAGCGGTGGCTTTTTTCAGTTCCCGGCGGCGTTCCTGAACTACGCGCTTTTGAATTTCTTTTGCCTGCAGTGCGACTTCTGTGCGGCTGACTCCGGTGATTGCCGGATCTTCTGCAATGCAGACGAATTCGCCGTCAATGTCATAAACATAAATCCGGCCCATATCGGTTTCGTCAAAAAAGACTGTCACCTGATCGCCTGTGTGTGCAGCTAACTGCGGATGGATGTATATACCGCCGTTTAATTTGATACCGGATTTCCCTACGGTGCGCGTTCCGCCCAGCTCACTAAGCAGCACATCCAGCACCCGTTCATCTTTCACGGTGTTAATGTGTCCAGCCCAGCTGGCAGCTTTTTCGTTCGGGCTGGTCTTAATCTGGGAATGCTTGCGCGTGTGGTATTCGTGCTGCAGCCAGCTGTCGCAGAATTCCTGCAGCTCTGCGGATGACATTTTGACTTCAATCAGCTGATCTTTTTTGAAAAGGCGATCACTGAATGAGTTACGCGCTTCAATTGCTTTGCGTTCCGTTACGTTGTGGCCGATAAATCCCGGCAGCAGCTCCGCGATGTCGTGGGAGAATGTACGGAATACGCGTTCAATATGCGGTTTCTTCCAGCCCTGGAATGGTGGGCAGAATTCCTGATTAACACCCAGCGCACGGAAAACGTGCTTAATCCATTTAGATTTATAATCCGCGCCGTTGTCGGTTTTGGCGGTTTCAGGTACACCCCAGGACAGGATCGCGCGGCGAATAACTTTGGCCACGCCTTTGCTGTCGGATGTCGGCATCACTACAAAAATAGTGCGGCGGCTGAATACGTCGATAACCCCCAAAATTGAATGACGGCCATCCGTCAGCATCAGATCTGCTGGCGTGCTGTCGAATTCCCACAGCTGATTCAGCGCAATGACGTGTTCTGATGCGCTGCCCTGGGCAGTCATGTATTTATTTTTCCAGGCATCAGGGTTGGTTATCGCTGTGAAAACCTGCTGGTTTTCTTCTTTCCAGGTTGTAACCCAGCGGTGAAGTGTGCGTTCTGACGGCAGGGTATTGCGCCCGCTGAACTCTGCACTAATCGCTTTATGCAGCGTGGTGGTTTTTATTTGTGGGTTATGAACGATCATCCCTGTAATAAAACTGGCAAGATCCGGCTGTGAATCAATCGCGCCTGTGCCGCGCCGTCCTTTGCCGCGATCACCGGCAAGGGCTGTAATGCCACCGGCATCCACGGTGCGTTCCCAGTCATACAGACGGGATCTGCTGCAGGCTGGCTGCGCTTCGCGTACCCATACCGCCACGGTGATTTCTTCGGCTTTATACAGTCGTGCAAATTCTGCAAACGCCTTGCCTTTTGGCAGGCCAGATTCGCGCTGAAATGCTCGGGCGGCGTCCAACAATTCCAGCTTTGAATCGACATCCCGCTGCAGGTTTTTATTCAAACGCTGATATTTGGCCAGATCCTGTTCGCCGCAGACTTTCTCTGCGCCAGCGGTTACGGCCACTTGTGCGGCTGCTTTCTTAGCGATGCTGATTTTCAGCGCGGTCTGTGCAGCTGCTGGCAGTGATGTCAGTAAGAATTCACGACCGCCACCACGCCCGGATCGTGGGCGCGATTCCCACTGATCGCGTTCCGCGCGTTTGAGGATCCCCGCAACACTGCTGGGCAGATCATGCAGGCCAGCCAGTTCCTGGGCAGAAAACCAATGGCTCATGCTTCACCCCCGAACAGATCCAGCTCTGGCGATTGATCGCGTTCCACATTGGCGCGGTGGGCGGCAAGCTGTTCCATGCCTTCGGTCAGCGTTGTTATGACGGCATCGGCTTCTGTTTCGCCTTTGTAATAGCTGCCCAGACTGGCCACGGCAGTGGTCAGCAGCGCATTCAGTTCCAGCAGATCGTCACTGCTTGGCTTGTGGCTGGTTGGCATGGCGACAACCAGGTGGTGACTGCTCGCGGCAATGTACTTTGTTACAAAGGTGCAGCCGCATGTGTTTTCAAACGGGCGGATGAAATTGGCAGGCATACGCCCTTCCGCAACCCACTTGTAAAGCGTGTTTACACTGGGCAGGCCCATGCCATCGGCAATCCGTTCCATTGACAGGTTTTTAGCGTCGCGCGCGTAGTCTGCACACAGCTGCATGGCGTGTGGTAAAGACCGTGGTATGACGCGCTTCCAGTTTCTCTTTCTCATTGTGCCTACCTCAAAACAGGCTCATACAAACAAAGGGGGGTTTTGTATCTATCTTTCAGATCTGCCCTGACCTACGCTGAATACATGTTCAGAAACGCAAGTAAGGAAAGCGCTTATGCGACATCCCGGTGACTGCATGGCTTGATTTTGATAGGCTCTTGATACCGACTAGGCCAGATCTCTTCTGGGGGTACTCCGATAAAATCAGCGATGATCCGCTGAACTTTTGGGTACGGTGCCTGGAATACATTGGAAAACGTGCGCGGGGCTGTGTAGCCGTTCGCCAGCGCCAGCGCAGTCAGGGTTGCCCCTTTTTTGCGGATGGCGGCTTTAATGTCTTCCTTGTGCCAGTCGGTTAAAGAATGAGTCTGCTTTGTGCTCATTTTTTTTGGCCTTCTGTTTAGTGACTTCTGATTAGCGTTTTAGCTTGGCGGCTTTGCTGATCGGTTGTGCTAAGCATATTTCATAAATGGAAGGCGTGTAAAGCGTAAATGGAAGTTTAAAGTTTCATTTACGCATAAATATCGTACTTTTTTGAAAAAGTGCTTACTTTTCAGGTGCTTAGATGAACAATAAACTTTCAGAAAGTGCAGGCGAGAATGTTCAATCTTCCATAAATGAACTTTCAACCCGCCTCACAGGGCTTGCAGCTAAGCACGGGGGCAAAAATTCATTTGCTGATCTGATCGGCATCAGTTATTCCCAGCTGCATCGCATGTGCAGTGGTGATGCAGATATGAAACTATCCCTGGCGCTGAAAATTGCAGAAGTGACAGGGGTCAGCGTTCAATGGCTCGCGACAGGTGACGGCAGCCCATTCCAGGCTGACAGCGCCCCTGATAGTGATGATTACGCGCTAATTCCGGGCTATAACGTCCAGGTGAGCGCCGGTAACGGGTCTTTGATTGATGGCGAACCTGTCACCAGGCGTCTGGCGTTCCGCCGTAACTGGCTGAACTTCCGTGGCCTGCATGAAAAGGATCTGGTGGTGGTGTTCGCTAAAGGCGACAGTATGGAACCGACGATCAGCGACGGTAACACCATCATGGTTGATCGCAGCAATGCCACGCCCAGGGATGGCGGCATGTACGTAATCAGGGTTGACGACAATCTGCTGGTGAAGCGCACACAGATCGTACCAGGACAGGGCATCCAGCTGATCAGTGACAATAAGGATTATCCGCCAATGCTGGTGAAACCAGGCGATCAAGCCAGCCTGGAATTCATAGGCCGTGTGGTGTGGATTGGTAAGGACGTTTGA